CACCCAGAGTGTCCAATGTGCCGGGAGCTGAATTAACCAACCCTGCTACTTCACTGTCTACATACGCCTTGATGGATTGTTGAGTTGCAGGTAAAGTAGGGCTGTTAGATGAAAAGTCGTCTTCATCGAGGATAGACACAACAAGGTCTATCGTGCCATCTCCATCCTGATATGTTGCTGTGATTCCGGTTTCGGTGTTGCTTGAGAACATTGCACCTACTGTGTCTTGTATCGCTTCAGTGAGACTAATGTCTGCTGTTCCGTCAAATGATACTCCGTGTATGTTCCGAGCTGTTTGAAGAGCTGTTGCAGTGGATGCGTTGCCTGTTAGGGGCCCTGAAAAGGCAGTGGCAGTCGCAGTCCCACCAACATCTAACGTAGTAGAGGGACTTGTAGTGCCTATGCCGACATTGCCCGTAGTCTTGTGAATGTTGAGATTAGCCGCATTAAGAGATGTTTTTCCACCAATACTCATGTAATCGTTTTGAGCGACTACAAAGACTTCAGTAGTATCATCTTGAATACCGATAAATGCCCTATCATCTTGTGATTGGAATTGAGCTAAGCGATCCGTTGTGGCGTCTTTTACATGAAATAAATATGAAGGTGAAGTGCCTATACCCACTCTACCATTGTTATTTATCGTCATACGGATGTTATTTCCATCCGTCTTGAATACAATGGGGTCTGTGTCTTGTGTTCTAATTTGAAAACCATCTGTTGAATGGTCTCCTATCAGCTTCGTGCCATTGTCGAACGTGATGTATTTGTCCGAACCTTCTACTGAGATAATACCGTCATTTCCAATTTGAAGTCTTGAAGACAAAGAAGTCCCGCTTGGGGTTGTTTTGAAGATGATGTGCCCTCCAGCACCCGAACCTTTTGACGGCCCACCCGATACGACCATGTTGCTGCCAGCTATATTGTCTTCCGATCCAGTTGGCGTTGCTGGCTTCATAGAAGTCATACCGACAATCTCGTTGTTGCTTCCATCAAGCACAAGTGTGCTACTTCCTATGGTGAGACTGGTTCCGTCAAAGGTCAGATTTGCCTCGGCGTTCAAACCTGAGCCTGAGCCTGTAGATGTTATGACACGGTTGTTCAAAGGGTTGGCTAATGACTCTACAGCTAAGCTGCCCAATCCAAGGTTGGTTCTCGCCGTTCCTACATTGGTCAAGTCAGAGAGATTACTCGCCTTCGTAAGCTTCGTGGCTATGCTGGTGGTGATTGTCGTAGCAAAGCTCGAATCATCGTTTATCGCAGCTGCAAGCTCATTGAGCGTGTCCAGAGCATCCGGTGCAGAATCAATCAATCCAGATATCTCTGAATCGACATATGCCTTGATTGATTGTTGTGAAGCTGCATGAGTAGCAGAGTTGGAAGCCATGTTGTCTTCGTCTTTCAAATCAAGGGTAATCGTAGCTGAATAATCTCCACTACCTGTGTTAAGCTCATTCTGTATGAGTATGCCTGTTCCGCCTGTAAGATCAACGCCAGACGTAAAGGCAGAAAGCTCAGCTTGTATCTTGTCAAGAATCGCAGCTGAGGTCATGACTGTAGTGTCATTGTCAGCAAAAGACTCCGAGCTCAGCTGTAAGCTGTTTGCAGCTAACTCAGAAAGGGTCAATCCAGACACATTTAATGTGACAGAACCAGTAGTCCCTCCTCCACTCAAACCTGTCCCTGCTACTACATCAGTTATGTCGCCTCGTTCTGTAGTGACCCAATTATTCCCATTCCCTACTATCACATGATTGTCCGTAGGAGTAAGAAGCGATATCTCAGTTAGAGTAGTGCTTAGACTTTGAAAGACATCTGCACCGCTTACCTGATTGGTTTCAGGATTGATGAATGTGCTCTCGCTCCCAGCTGTCAAGCTGAATGTGACAACCTCGCACTGCATGGTGTAGCGAAATAGCTTCTTTGACCGATCAGACAAGTCAGTCCTCGTCTTGAAGATGATTCTGTCTATGTTCTTATTGTCACCCTTTCTGAACCCATGAAGGATTCTACGAACCTCATTACGCAACACAGAGAGTCTTTCTCTGCTTTTGACAGTCCTTATGTCCAAGGTGAGGTTGATGTGCTCATTGACGAAATCATAGAGAAGCTCAGGCTGTGCCTCATTGTGAGCTGTCTCGAAGATGCGTATGACATCCTTGTCCTGAAGCCTTACCCTCTTGCCATCGCCTCTGTCCAAGTTAGCTATGTCTTCTATCGATGGCTTGGGCGACTTAGACCAATTAGCATCGAGAAGATTGACAATAATGGAAATTGCATCTGTCATTCGTAGACCTCCTCGAAGTCGGCTATCGCCTTCTCAAGCTCTGTAGTAAGTGGGTGGTTTTTCATCTGTATGTTGATTATTTCTTCAATCTCCTCATCTGAGTAGTTTAACTCGTCTTCCTCAGACGACTGCTTCTCCACAGCCATCAGCTTTTCCTGAACAGATGGAGCTATGTCAGCGTATTTTTCTAATTTGCCACTAAGCTCTTTTGTGGCTTTGTGGATTTTTTCGAGAAGATCATCCACTTAACCACCTACTCCAGCTACGATTATCGTCTCTTGATAGGGGACTAACATACGTTTGACTTCTTCTTCGATCTTCTGAATCTTACTATCGAGACCTACGTTCTGTGTCCCCTCTGGGAAGAGAGCAGTATAATCGTCTGACATGAGTATGTCCTTCACTACCATCTTTGTAGCTACATCTTCTATCGTCTTGTCCACGTATCTCTGACCATAGATGTATGATACCTTCAAGCTGTGATTCTCAAAGAAGGGATACTGGTTGTTGAAGAGCACAGCTCCATTGTCTTCAATGGCCCACCAGTCCTTCTGTCTCTCCTCATCGGATACATCGGTTTTGAATCTGAGCTGATAGATGGTGTCCCCTACGTTCAGGCTTTGGTCGAAATTACCGTTAAGGTCAGAATTTACCGTAAATGTGGTTCCAGACCGGGTTATGAGAGCACATTTGTTCTCATCTGTGCCACTTTCTATAAATACTAAACCGCTACCTTCTACAAAACCATCTGCATTATCTACTGTGAATGAGGTGACTGGGTTGCCAGTCAAGGTGGCTATTTTGGCATTTACGAGTGTGCCTTTGTCATGAGTTAGAGCCGTTCTTTCTGTGACAGCTATGGTGCTGTTTATTCCATCTTCACCAGCTCTCATGCTGCTTATGCAGATCACTCCATCTCCATCATCACTGTTTGCTGTGGCCAGATACTCATTCGAGACATTCAGGTTCTTTCCATTCTGAGTCAGAGTTCCAATTTGTATTGCACCCTTGCTCGTATCTGCATCTTCATTGATTAGCCCAGCTATCTCATCAGCTATCGATTTGGCTCCGAAGTCTCTTATCCACTTGGTGGTAGAGGTCGCACCAGTAGCACATGATTGTAGAGTAGCTACATGAGCTACGTTGGGGCACAGGAATATCTTGGTGTTATCATCGAACTTTGATTTGTCTGCAACCTTGAGCTTGATTCTACCCGCAGCCAGCTCTCTGTAATAGTCACCCTGCCACACACCCATACGCAGTATTTGCATGATATTTCTGTGGTTCAGATAGACAGCACCCACATAATCGGTGTAGTATCTTCTGCGATATGGCTTGAATGTTGTGAAGTTTTTGTATTCATCCACGACAATGCGGGGTCTCCATGCACTGCGTGTGACCTGATCGATGTAATCCTGCTTCTTCTTGATCAGGTTCTCAACAGCAGCTTTGGTAATGCCTCTCTGCTTGCTGTTGCTCAGGATAGCCGAAGCTTGGACTTGACCATTGTTGGTCTTACTGAATGTATTGCCATCGTTAGGAGCTAAGAGCCATATTGAGCCTCCAGAGCCGAATGACTGTATGCTACCTATGACATATGTAGCTCCAAGAGCATTGACATCGTCATAGACGGTTATGGTATCGCCAGCTGCATAACCCCACCTTCTATAGTCAGCTCCAGATATTGGTATGCGTATGTTGTTGCCACTCACGCTTGTAGAATCAGTAAGAGCCACTGGCTCTGGCTCTGGCAGCTGTAGGTATTGAACTACCTTGTCCACTGTTGTATAGACAAGGTCATCAGGATACAGAGGCTGACTGGGTCTATGACCCGGATTGAATGTTCTCGGCATTCTTCATCCTCCCCCGTCTCCTTACATCATCATGTCGGGATTACCATACCCACGTTCCATAGCTCTTCTACGTTGGCTGCATCTGTTAGCAGAATGTCCTCTCACCGACCCTTTGAATTGACAAGGTTGCATCGATCTGGCCCCGCATAGAGGACATGGTGCAGCTTTGGCTACTTCCGTCCATCCCTTTGAGAATGCTTTTCCTGTGTAATGTGTGACTGGACTGCTCATGAATAACTCCCCATATTGTAATCCATCTTACCACCGCAGCTCGCACAAGCTGGCGTCCAACAGAAGTGCAGGAGACCGCATGACGTGCATCTTGTCCCTGCACCTATGTTCTGAATATCAAACCTCTGTCTACCCCTCATAGGAACACGCACAGTGTGTGAGTTTTTGTCCATGTTCTTTTTACTGAAGACAGACTCATCCGTCCTCACTTCACCAGTTGATAGCTCAGCGAGACGCTTGCCACGCCTCTTCTGTATCTCAAGAGCTTCTTGAAGGTTAATTTCCCCTACTTGCAGTCCCATCGGGTATCACCCCGATTACGCTCTTCCGCCTGACACTGTAATGAAGGATACTTTGTTAGCAAGAGCACCAGAAGCATTAGCGACTTCATCGTTAGCTGAAGCATCTGCACCGGACTCGAATACGAGGACTTTTCCGTTTGCCCTGTCATATTCTAAGAAATATCCATCCATGTTCTCAATGTGAACAGTTTCGATGTTATTCACGTATTGCGTGAGATCAAGAGTTTCTCCACCAGTGGAGTATGTTCCACTGAAGGTAATTTTCAGAGCAACGGTTAGCCTGTTGCCTGTCACATTCGTTCGTCCAAGTTGCTCTGCTGTGAGTGCCATATGAAGATAGGTGTGGGGACAATCCTATTTAATGAGTATTGAAAAAAAATGCTCATTCATAGATAAAAACCAATCTTGCTGTTCCGCCCGTAAAGGCTCCAGCAGTGGTTGCTAAGGTGATTGTCACAGCTCCGCATACCAATCCAGACCATGCAGCCGCCTCATCGATGACCACTCCTCCAGTCTTTGAACTACCGGGGGCGGTGACTGTGAAGTGAAGTCCACTGGTAGCTCCGCCATCTGCATTCTTGTTTCCTCCCTCGGAAGTTTGGAAATGCAGTGGTGTATTGCTGTCAGTCCTATAATTAAGGAACGATATAGTATCGCAGTAAGGGTATTGTGTGCCACCTGCATCCTCTATGTCCATGGTTAGCTGTAATGTTCCGCTTGTAGCTGTCACCGATCCATTGGCCGTGATCCTGCTTGGGTCGAGGATAACACGAGATATCTTGCCATTGAGCTGGACAGTCTGTGAGACTGTAGCCGCAGCTGGCATGGTTATCTCGACAAATTCCCGATTGACACGGGTCTTGCTGCCGTATCTTCCATCACCGTCAAAGATTGACGTAGGGTTATCGGTCATTCACCGCCCTCCGCCAGATATTGACGTGCTTTGCCAGTCAGCGATGCCTTGGTATCAGTGTTGATTGTAGCTATGCCTCTGCTTCCACACCAATTCTGCATCTGGGCCCTCGTCATTCCAGCGGAGAATCCTGCGTCCATCAGCATATCGTCAGTCACATCAGAGGCAGACATAGCTGGCTCTTCTGGTTCTGCGGTCACTTCTGGAACTTCTGGCTGTAGATCATCACTGGTGACGACTACTGGCTCAGGCTCTGGCTCAGGCTCAGGTTCTGGTTCAGGTTCCGGCTCGACTACAACAGGCTCAGGTTCAGGCTCAGCTTCGAGTGCTTCGATAGCTGCTTTGCCTATGTCTTTGCCCTTAGTATCAATGACTTCCCACATGGTTCCGCCATTGGCTATGTTTGGAAGGATGTATTGCTCGATCCACCAATCAGGAACGTCATCACGCTCCCTGCCACGTCCAAAGCCATACCTTACGCCCTTTACGGCGAACTCAGTGTATGCCCTTGCCCCTACATACTTCAAGGTTAGAGCCACTGGGCTCACCTCAAGCATACAGGAATACTAATCTGTGTGTGTCGCCAGCTGTTCCCGATCCAGATGTGAAGTTGATCACTCTGTTGTTGGTTCCAGATAGGTAGATTGCTGTTGGCACCTCATACCCGCCAGCCATGTTGCTGACGGACAGAATAGCCAGTCCGTTGGTTCCGCTTACTCCGGTTATTCCAGTGGATGACAAGTCGATAGACGATGCACCAGCTGAGTTGAGAACGACATCAAGAATCATCATCTTGACACCTTCCTCAGCGTCACCAGCTGCTACACCAGCTATGCCGTTAAGCCATGCGGTGCTTCCGTCTCTCGTTCCCATCCATAGACCTTCGTCAAGGATGACTGATGCTGTTGTTTCTTCGATATTTCCTACTACTGCCATATTTTTTCACCTCTTAATTCTCCACCATAGTCTCCAATCAGGCACTCAAGTCCCTTATCTTACCGTGTGCACCGTAGAACAGTTGCCATAGGTCTCCCATCGTGTGGAACATACCCATCTGTCCGAGCCTGTTGATGCCGAATGGATCGCCAGTCTCTATACCGGACTCGTGGTAGAGTGTTGGTTTTGCTGTGCAGAAATACATATAGTCAGTGTCCATGTAGTAAAGGCGACTTAGTCCGCCACCGTCTTCTACTACGTCCTTGGATGGGATCAGAGGAACTCCGTTGTAGGTAGCTACTATGAAACCAGCTTCCATACCGGGAACACCCTTCACACCGTTCACACCGGGGACGACTCTCTTCATCTCAGTGAACCTCTGCTGAGGTTGTAGGAGCTGCTGAATCTTCTCAAGCGTATCGTAGCCAGTTAGGATGACCTTTGGCTGTCCACCACGCTCCCAGATGCTTCGGAACATTCCGTCAAGGATGTTGAGGGTTAGTGGCCTCTCTGTTCCAGAGCTTCCAGCATCTACGTTTGCGTCATACCACTGCTGTGAGCTTCCATCGTCTGCTCTGTCAATGTTGTATTGCTTGTGGTCGCCAGCGGAAATGTCGCTGAAGCTTGTAGTCTCGATGTTTGTAGCTGAGATGCACCTATCGATTGACTCGAAGTTGTTCAGGGTGCCCTCTCTGTCGCCCACATCGTCAAGAAGCATCTTGTTGATCATCTCGGCGTGGTGCTTTGCCATTTCCATCTTCATGACGGCACGAGCATCGCCCAATCCGTCATCCTTGTCGGCAAGGAACATTGCAGTCTCGCTCAGATCGAATGTGTGAGCTACGGTTCTTGGCTTGTCGCTGACGTGAGCAAAGGTAGGCTTGCTGGTCTCAGGTAGTGTGCCGTTCTCAGGAAGTCCGCCACCGACATCATCAGATGGTTTTGCCGTGACGACTCTCCAACCGGACTTCTCCCATGGCTTCTTTGGTAGAATGGAGAAGGCGTTGAACTCTTGGTTCAGCTGACTCCATACTTTCCTGCCAAAGATAGCTTGGTAGGTTCCTGTGGTCGAGCTCATTAGCGGAGAATCTGCCTTTAGCAAGTCAGTCCCACTGTAAGCCCATGCGTTCTGTCCAGCTCCTGCACCGTAATACATTCGCTCCATGTCTTCTATTGTTCTTATGTATCCTCTTGATCCACTCATTTTTTTCACCTCGTGTTTTACTCAAGACGATTACTCGCCTCGGATGGCCCTCCTTGCCAAGTCTTCGACAGCTCTCCAGCCCTCAAGGTCGTTGCCCATTGCGGCAAATTCCTCGTGGGAAGGGACACGAATGTCAGATGTTGCGGTCTCTGCGGACTTCTGGATATCTGCTCCAGTTGAACGCAGGCTCTCGATTTCAGCACTTAGTGCTGCGATCTGTGAAGAGTAGTCCTGAGACTTCCTCATTTCCTCGGCCCTTGCAGTCTCAGAGGAGTATCTCTCCTCCCACTGTGCCTTGACCAGAGTCTTGAGTGCTTCCTCATCTCTCATGGTAGCGTATGCCCTGTAGCCTCTCTCAAGACCCTCTGGGGTTATGTCGCCAGCTTTGATTACGTTCTGGTTGCCAGATGCCTCGTTGTAGGCCATGTTGCTTACACCGGGCTGCTTGATGACGTATTGGTTGCCACCGGGAGCTGGTAGAGCAGGCTTTGTGGTTTCAGCTGCGTCCTCGCCGCTGCCGATCTCATCGCCCTGTCCTCTGTGAGAGTAGCCGCCCTCTCCGTATCCGGGTAGGTAAGCCTTCTCAAGACCGAAGTGCCCACGTAGCTTGTCAAGGTCGATGCCC